AATGATTATAAGATTATTATATTCATCAGAACTAAAGTCAGGGTCACTTCGAATCCTATATCTATCTCTTAACAGGGTTTCTACTAGCCAACTCATTATTACAGTGTGTTAGAAAGGAACAGTTTTTGCAAACATTCATGTATTGAAATCTACCTTCGTGAGCATACTTATCATTTTCTATTCGTTCCAAAATACTCGGAATAACCTCATGTATAAGTAAGTCAAACTCAGGTTCTTTTCTTCTATATGAGTGAGAATAGTTCTTATCTAACGATACTCCCACAATGTTTGAAGCAGGATACCCATAGATTTTTTCAAACGCCCAATCATAAACAATAAACTGAGGGTCAGCATAAATTCTAAGGGGTAGTCCTCCTGTCTTCCAATCTATTACAACAGAATCCTCCAAAATTCTATCAAACTTTCCAATAATATAAGTATCAGGGTCATAGGGTACTTTGAAGAACTTCTCTATCTTATCTCGATTGGAAAGAGGAAACTTTATTCCTTTAAAGAAATTAGTAACATTTCGTTCAATCTTTTCAATTGATCGAGCATCATAGAGTTCTGCCTCTGTTCTAAGAAGCGTAGCTCTATCAAGAGCTTCTTCCAAGGAAGCGTCCCAATAATCCTCTACTACTGTGTGTACAATAGTACCAATAAGCATAGCAGTAGTTTCCTCTGCTTGTTGTTTTGCAAAGCGTCTATACTTATATTTCTGCGAACAGGATAAAAAATCCTTAATTGCAGAAGCACTTAAAAGGGTTGTCATTAGTCAATAACCTTTCTCTTATTTGCAGATTGAGTTCTCCATACATCTATTGCAATCTTGTCCAAGTCAAACTTCTTTTTAACGTATTCATATTCTGCAAGTACTCTTGCAAGTTGTTCACGCATCTTTGGAAGATTGCCCTTTAAACCTTTTCTCAAATAAGTCTTGTTAATAAATGTCATAGTAGGGGGTTTCCCATTGACATAGTAATCCCCGTTTGAGGATACTTCTAGAATAATCTCGGCCTCACGTAAATCAATAGCCTCTGACATGAGAAGTTTCTTGAGTGCAAGGGCTTCAATTTCTTTGAGCAATTTGTACATATCTTCAAAATCGGGCAATTGTATTTCTTTAGTCATATTCTTTTATCTTCTCTTCTATAAATTCTACTTTGGTACAAAGACCAAAGACAGTAACAATCCATTTGAAAGGCATATTATATGTGCCTTTGAGGTTCCTAACAAACGTATCAAAGTCACCCCTAGCCACCTTATAAAACCGGTAGGGACTAAAGGCGAGATTTGCAGGAAACCCTGGAAAATCAAGGTAATCTATTAAACTTTCTTTAACATAGTACTCTTCCAATTCGAGCATTTCTGAAATAGTAGTATTAGATACACCTGTGGCACAAAGACGACACATTTCAAATATTGCAATGTACTCTACAATTCTTTCTGGTACACCCGTTTTATCTGAATGTAGCTTTTTAATATGACTCCATAGACTGTTTATCATTTTTTCAAACCTTCCATTCTCCAGGTTAGGTCTGCTTCAGACTCCGCTAATTCAACAAAGAGCTTCATTAAATCTACAAAAGTATCAAAGTCAAAAGCTACAAAATATTTACACTCTCCACGAGCTCCGGAAAACTTTCCCATAAGCATTGGAAGACTGTACGTACCCCTAGCCTCTTCTTTAATCTTTTCAAACCATTCTCTTTTAATTGCCATCTGAGTAGCACCACCATAACCTACCTTTGCTTCCGCACGAAACTCTCTAGGAAAATTGGGAAACACCGCTAGTATATCTCCAGCAAGTAGAGGCTCATCCATGATAGTACCTATTGCACCAGAACCAGCTACCCTTCTAAACTTTCCATCAGGAAAAGCTTCCTGTAAAAGTTTAACAGCGTCTCGTTCCCATTTAACTCCTTTAACTTTCTGCTTCTTCGACATTTTCACTAAGTTCTTCAGAAATCTCCATGTATTCTGCATAGCGTACAATATCTTCTAGCCATGCTATACCAATGGAAACTGCCTTCACTAATGGAACTAAAATATCATCGTGTGTACCACCACTAAAAGTAAGACTCCAAAGAGCTTTACTTACTCGTCCAACGTAGTCAGCAAGAATCATAAACCACGTTGCCCAAGGATGATGTTCTGGTTTTTCTTTTTCCTTCTGCTTTGCTCGTTCAGCATCTATCAAAAGATAGACAGACTCACGGAAGTCTGTATTATTGAACTCTTCAACTCTTTGTTTGAGTTCTTCGTCCCTATCCAAAATTTCTCCTAAATCAATAGGCATTTCTTCCTCCTAATTTTTATCAACAATTGAAATGGTTTCTGGAACAAACTTAAGAAAGACTGTACCAATCGGGCCATTTCTATTTTTTCTTACAATATTTTCTAAAACTCCAAGAGACTCAGTTTCAGGATAATAGTATTCATCCCTGTATAAGAAGATTACAACATCTGCATCCTCTTCCAAATTACCAGACTGTCTTAAGTCTGAAAGAATAGGACGCTTATCATCTCGCATTTCAACTAACCTATTCAACTGTGAAAATAAAAATACCGTTATCCCAAGCTCATTAGCCAAGAGTTTCAATGCCCTAGAAATTTGACCTATTTCATGTGTTGAATTAGTGTCTCGCTCAGCCATTAGCTGAACATAGTCTAGAAAAACATACTCGATCTTTTGACTATAATGATATTGTCTAATTGTATTCAAAGTGTATTGAAGGTCTGCTGAGTAGTTAGTATCAATATAAATTTCTGATGAATCTCTTAACCTCTTTACAGATTCCACTAGTTTCTTTGCATCCGTGTCAGAGATAATTCCTTGACGAATGTTAAGAAAATCTACGCCTGAGTCGATAGAAATTAGTCTATCCATCAAAACACTTGCGTTCATTTCTTTAGAAAATATTAAAGAGGGTATCTTACTTTTGAGTACAGAGTTACACATCCATGCGGTTTTACCCTGTGAGGGGCGACCAGCTACTACAACTAAATCACCAGGACTAGTACCATTAATCAACCAATCAATAGAAGGAAACCCTGTAGTCTTACCGCTTATTCCAGAGTTTTTAGTGCGATCTACAATAGCTTTCCATTGATTAGTAATAGCGTTCTTCAATGAAATTGTTCTCTCGCCTCCAGAAGCAAGGATAAGTTCTCCAAGTGCTTCACGTATTTGATTAATTAATGCCCCAATATCCACAGCTTCCTTTAGCATATTTGGAATAGCTTTTGCTAAAGATAGTAGTGATCTTCCTCTATAAGAGTCTAAAACATTTTTAATGTACGAGTCTAAATTCTCTATCCTATAAGTATCTTCAAAAAGTCTTTCTAAATACTCAATACCTCCTGCGGTATCCAAAGTACCCTTCATTTTCAAGTACTCAGATAAGATAGAAATGTCAGGAACCATCCCATCAAGGGCTAGTCTAATTATCGCATCGTAGATTGTTCTATTTGGAGCAGAAGAAAAAGAGTTTGCGGTCAGGTTTGCACAGTCATTCACTCTTCCTGGGTTATTTAGAAGAAGGGAAAGTACTGCTTGTTCTGACTCTTCCGAAAATAAAACTGTATTAGTCATCTAAACTTTCCTTCAACTCTATTCCTTGACTTGCTTGTTGTTTTCTTTCCTCGATAAACGAACTCATATCTTCTGAGACAATCTTCTTTCCCTGTCTATAAAAAGTTTCTGTACAGCGATTCTTAATTGCACTTTTTATATATGCTTTATTCTGTATCCGTAGTGTATCTCTTTTAGTTCCTATTTCTAAAATAGAATAAAAAACTCTCCACTTTCCAAAAAGAGAAACTAAACGAGATATGAATATCATATCATCCTTATCAGGAGTTATTTCAAAAACATCCCGAAAGAATCTCATCAGTAGGCTTGTAGTAGTTTCGCCTGATTCTAACCTCTTTGCATAATGTTCAGCCAGAGAATCTACTGCTTCCATTTGAGCCACTCTTTATCCTTTGGTGCTAGAAGGGGAGAATAGTCTCCCCTCCTAACAACTAAACAATCTAACTAAGTAGTTTCTGCATCGAGATCAAATAAATCTTTTAAAGCGTTTGTTACTTCGTCTTCGACTTCCGCAACATTCTCAACAACTTGTTCATTTGGAGTTTGATCTATTTGCTCACTACCTTCTTCTGCATTTCTAGCGGCGAAAATATCTTTCAGAGCCACGCCACGTAGAAGCTCCTTTACTTCTTCTGAGTCCAATTTTACGATTGCTCTTTCGAGATCATATGGCTCAAGTTCCATTTCCTCTAAGTTATACACAGTATCCCTATGAGGTTGTGGAACAGGTGTAACCTGACGCTCTCTTCCTGTACCTTGTACCATAAGAACAATATCAAAATTTTCAAGACCTACAGGGATTCCTCCAGATAGATGAGCTCCAAAGTCTTCAATTTCTTCTCCTTCCAGCAGAGAAACTTCATCTGCTATATCGGGGTCAGGTACAGTTACACTCTCGTTGATTGCATCCAAGGCATTGAATATAGTAACTCCACCAGCTAGAATTTTTATTGTATTTGAAAGTTGTGGTTCTACTCCTGCTAGAGAAGCTCCACAATCTTCACAAACAATAGGCCAGCGTCCAGCAGAGTCCCTTTTGTTTTCAAAACTTTTTTCACAATCAGGTGAAACTTTTACAGGGGTAAGGTCAAGAACATTTGCGTAATAGCGTCTAGTCCAAGGTCTAAACCCTTTAACTTTCTTTGCTTCTTTAAAGTCTCCACCTACCTCCAGTAAGATTTCTTTGTTAATCAAGCACACAGGACAGGTATCAGGGTCAGGACATTCTATGCTAGTCCCTTTAATCCAGTGAGTGTGCTTCAACATTGTTCCTTCAATCGGATGTAAAAACCGAATGATATGTTGTCCAGGAGTTAATTTTAAAAAGTTCAAGCGACTTCTATTGGTGAACTCCCCACCAGTACGATCTGATTTGGGTAAACCCATTATACTTCTTCCTCCGTTTCAATTGTAGTTTTCTGTTCCAGTTCTGGTTCGTTGACATCTGGTTCTTCTGTATCTGTTTTTTCTGCAAAAGCCTCCTTGAGATTCTCCAAAGTTGTTGCTCTATGAGCATCCAAACGCTCGATAGCTTCTTCAATGTCTGCTGGTCTAGCTATCGGATTATTCATTGACTCACTATACAACACATATTTTAAATATTCTTTTTCTGTTTGAGCGTACTGTAGTTGTCTAAGCAACGCCATTGTTTCGGGGTTCATCCAAAGTTCCTGGGGAATACCAGAGATTTCGTCTGTAATTCTTAGGTTCTTAAATTGACCCAAACTAAACAATCGCTCCATTCCAATTTTACGTTCCATTTCTTTTTATTCCTCTAGTATATCATAACACATTTCTACGATTTTGTCAAGGGTTTCTTTATTCTTTTTTAAAAACTCTATGGTCTTATCTACACCCTGACCTAATGTTTCACCTTCAAATTTATAGTAAGCCCCCGACTGTCGCAGTATGCCCAACCTTTTTGCAAATTCTATTACATCACGGTAGTAATCAATCCCTTTTCCAAAGATAATAGGAAGTATCCCTGAACGATACGGCGGTGCTAACTTGTTCTTTGTTACTGTATACTTAGGGAAAATTCCTCTTATATCGTCTTTTTCTTTTCCTTTTATTTTCAAACCTGATGTTAGTTTAATTCGTATAGTTAAGAAGTGCTTCAAAGCATTACCACCTGGGGATACGTAACTTCGTACATACGACCCAATATTGTCCCTTACCTGATTTAAAAAGATAAAAGCAATGTTGTGTTTCTTTACTTGGAAAGAATTTCTCCTTAACCATTTAGTAAGTAAACGAGCTAGAAGGGCTACATTAGCGTCAATTAAATCATCATCTAACTCCTTTTTTGGTGCAAGAGCT